GTTAATGCACCTGCTGCTGCAATATTTCCTTGTGTTATATTGCCAATAGCAGCATCTACTTGTCTATTTGCAAGTCCAAATGCACTTTGTCTAATAGTGCTATCAATACGTCCTAAGCTGCCTTTTTTAACTGGAAATGTTGCCATGTTGTTACCCTCATAATATTTATTCTAGCTCGTTTAATGGCGTTCTATCAGTGTGTACAGGTCTACCTTCCATATGAATATCTTGACTTTCTTCAACTGCTTCAGTTTTATCTGGTGCAGTTTCAGGCGGATTCCAATTTTCATGTCCATCCCAAGGTTCGTGCTGTGGCACACGCTGCGGAAATTTTGCTTTAATTGCAGCGGTTGCTGTTTCAGCTTCGGGTCCATTCATATGAATAACAGCCGCAGTTTCGTAATGTCCGCTACTACTACTAATATGACTCTTGCCAGTACTTGTAATTTTTGTATCAACTGCTGTTGTTTCAAGAAAGTTGTTAGTTGTTATTTTTCCATCAACTCCTACTTTAACTTCCCAGTTTACTGCTGCTGTTTGATATATGTTAGATACAGCATTAAAGTTGATATTTCTGCCTGCTTCAAAATTAATATCTCTATCAGCAACAAAATTTAAATCATTTTCACTATGAATACTAATACTATCTTGAGCGTAAATATCAATCTTACCATTGCTTGACATTTCAATCCATGCTGTGCCTCTACTATTATTGATGTATATTAAATCTTCACTGGTGTTCATCATTATTTGAGCACCTGTTCTTGTACGAAGTTTAATCATTTCGTTTGCAGGTCTAGTTACATCGCCGCCTTTTTCACTAGCTTCTTTGTTCTTGTATTTGTAAGGTGTATCTGCTGGCGATCCTTCTCTAATTAATTTGTCATCGCCATCATCAATTACAATACTACTACTTCCTAGTCTGTTAACATGTACGGTTGCTCTGCTTTCTTTTAAACCAATTTCACCTTGAGGTGATCCACCACGTTTGTCTATTGGACCAGGAGAACTAAACCCGTAAACTGCACTTGGAAATTCACGTTGAGCACTTGTTGTGGTAATACCACGTATATCATCTTCAACTAAACCTTGTTCAGTTAATGCAGAAACTAAATCTTCATTTACCGGTCTTTTGTATTTTACGACATTATTAGTTTGAGGCTTGGTAATTTTTTTGTTGTACTCACCTGCAGGAAGTCTTTTTCCTTTTAACTCACTAGGAACAGGACCACTTAATTGTTCTGTACTTGCTTGCCCGCTCGGCAGCATAAATGTCATGCCAACTTCAGGTACACAACCAAACCAATAACCAAATTCTCTGCTACCTTCAACAAATGTACACAAAACAAGTGTGCCTGGATCAGGTGGAACTGCCCACCACCCGTAACTTTTTTGTGTATTTGAATAGCTGTCATTTTTTCCTAAGTGTTGGGCTCCAGTAACACCATAAAAAGGACTTGCATAATAAACAATTGCAGTTTGTCCTAATGTTTCGCCTTGGTTGCCTGCTTCAGTCATTTTAAGAAGTTCAACTTCTAACCCACCAAGATAATAAGGATCAGTGTGTTTTACAACTCTTCCAATATATGGACCACTACGAGATATTTCTGCACCAGAATCAGGTGTTCTAGTAAGTTCCGGAGTCATATTCTTTTTGTTATCCATAATTAAATGTCCTTATATGGCGACGGCATTTTTTGGCTTGTTTGTGCTTCAACAACTTTATTAGAATTCGCTGCACCATCAACACCCAAATCTTCTGGTTGATTTCTTCTTCTTAATAATTTAAGACGTTGTGTGAATTGATTTTGTCGCACAATGTTTTCAATTTCTATAACTTTATATAGTCCACTAAATGCACCTACAGGTACCGTATCCTCAGGAAATATCATGTTACCAAGTTCATTGTCATAATCAATAGGTGTTCTAAAGTTTAATATAACATCGCATTCACTTCTTTGGTATTCTATTTGCCCAGACGAAGTTTCATTTAAACTAGCTGCCGTATCAGTCCAATTTCCTAGTCCTGAATCAAACATATAGTAAGGATCACCGTGTATTTCTAAGTCAACTTCAACTAAATCTACACTACCTGATCCTAAAATTTGATCATGGAATTGTCTTGCCCAACGTATTGCACTATTATCAATGCCACTACCACCGTTGCCCATTGTACTTGTTGAATTAGTAAACATTTGTACGGTAGCACCTGACGCACTTATAGATCCTGCAGGGTTTGTATCCAGTGAAAGTGTTTGTACAGGTTGTTTTACTGCTCTGTTTTGTGTTCCGCCTTGTTTAAAATCATTTGAACCGTTATTTACATCACTTTGAACATATTGAAAGAAACTTGCGTTAAATCTAATATTAAAATTAAGTATGTCAATGTTTTTTCCTGTGTAAATGTAATTGTATTCTTTCACAGCATTATTTTTTAGTTGAACATAACTAGGACCTGGATCATTAGGTTTTTGGAAATGGCTAGTATGCACCATATATTCAGTAACTTTGTAATGATAAACCTTTGCATCAGTACCATAAACCGTTTCTTGGTTTACATTTGGTTTCAAATATGTTTCTGCATCTATTCTAAACCAAGGAACCATACCATTAGCATCAGGAGACCGCTGCCTTAATTCTTTTGCCCAAGCAGTTGTAAGAATTACTTCTTCTATCATTCTAGTAATTTTTGTTCCTGCAGGCCAAGAAAACATTCTTTCATCGTTGCTGATAACGTTTTTTGCTCTGGTCATAACTTTATTTTTTGCATCATAAACTTGTCCAGTTTGTGCCATAGGTGCTTGACCTTGTTCTGTAAAGTCTTCTACAATTTTACTTGCTCCAATGCTATTTGCACTGCCTTCAGATTGAGCAATTCTCGCTAAATTTTGGCCAATATTACTTTTCGTTAATACTTGACCAGTAATCATACTTAAAAATGCCTCAAAATTTTGTGGTGCTTGAGCTCCTAGGAAGCCACTTATGTTTTGAAAGAGTCCATTAATGTCCCCAGACTTGAATTGTGTTAGTAATCCTCCAAGTCCTTGTCCTAATCCACCAAGTAGACCGCCGCCGAAACCACCTAATGCACCACCTAACGCACCTTGAAGTGCGTTTTGACCAATATTTTTGTTTCCGCTTAATGCACCACCTATAACTCCACCTATTGCTCCTGCTGCAATTTGCCCAAAAATACCGCCTGACTTACTTTTCCGTCTTGTTGCACCTGTATTTGTATTTGATGAAGTTTGTGCTGCATTTGTTTTTGTATCAATGTCTGCAGGAAACGTAATTACAATTTCATCTGCTTCTAACAATTGATCTTGTTGTTTTAATTCTTGTAATCTACCATTTAAAATTGTTGTTAAACTTTGCTCTCCGTTTTGTAATAACTGAATTGAAGTTTTACCTTTGATTTGGATATCACTGCCAATACCTTGTACTTGATCGCTAAATGCTTGTTCATTCCAAGGCATTGCTTCTACAGAATAAGTACAACCACCTTGATCAACTTCAAATTCTATGTTTGTTATTTTAATTGGAAAATCTCTTCTAATGTTTTCGCCATTTTCTGTAACAAGAACATCACCATCGTCATCATATCCAACAAATTCAACACTTAACATAAAAGGTGAAGCAATATAATTTCTATATCCGCTATTTGTTGCTGCAATTTGTAGTGTTTGCATGAATAAACCCATAGAATACGGTTCATAAATTGTAAATTCAAAGTAATTTGCGTTTGCAACACGAGATTTATTATTAGGCGCAACTAAACTTTTAATTGCTAAATTATCTATAAAATATTCTAGCTTACCACCTATTAAATCTTCATAAATTGTGTTTACTTTGTTTGTTGCGCCACCGCCACTACGTAAAATAACATTAGCAGGAATATTATTTTTATATGTTTCATTAGGCATTGCCAACTCGTCTCTAGTTAAACAAGACAGAGTAAAAATAGTGTTGTAACTTGCAAAATAATTTAAAATATTTTCTTTTACCATTACAATCCTAGTTCTTGCGTCAAAGATGACGACTTAGGCAAATAAATTTCTACGCCAGGAATCATATCAAATACTGGATCTTTTAAAATATCCATGTTTCTTTGTGCAAATACCCACCATAGTTTACTTGTCCCATATAAATCAAATGCTAACAGGTCTGGCCTATGGGTATATTGCGCTTCTATTTTATACAGATAATCGTCGTCTTCTGCAGGAATAGGTCTGATTGTTAAAATATCTAGTTCACCTGACGTTGATATTGTAGTTTTTGACCAAGGACTGGTTTTTGTATAACTTGCCATTAGATGTATCCTTC